CTATTATGAAAAACATTAAAGTCTGTGTAAACATTATATGGGAGTATCCGACTAACTTAGAGTCAATTGGGATACTTAATACAATAATAGGAAGATTGTCTTCTACTGGAATATCGTATATTAAACTAGATATAGAGAAGATTATTGGTTTAGATAGTAAAAGATGTGATGAATTTGACGAAATATGCAGAGCCAATAATATTTCATGGATTCCTATTGCAACTTCAATTAAAGTTATTGATTTTACTCGACCGTATTATAATAAATTACCTAATGGAAAATCTGGCTATATTTCAGCAATTCCATCTAATTTAATTAAAGATTATAAGTTAATTAATTATGTAAAAGAATGTGCAGATTATGTTATCCTTTATACTGGGCTTTCTACGCAAAGTCAAATCGATAATTCAATTAATATTGCTCAACCTGATATTCTTATCCATGAAGTATATGAAGATATTAAACTAGATTACTTAACTTATCTTCAACATATTTCATCAGAATTCTCAAAGAGATATGAAACTGGTTTTACTCAATGTAATGAAAATAATGTTAATTTATTAATATCAGCTTCTACATTAGGCGCAGAATTTATTGAATATTCTATCAAATTAAACGAGACATCTCATCTAACCTTTTCTAGTGAATCTAATGAATTATCCTACTTAATTCATAGTTTAGACTTGATAAATAACTCTAGAGGAGGCTATGAGGCTAGACGATTAACGAAAAATGAAAAACTTCTTTTAAAATCATGAAAATAACACCTACTAAGATCCTTCAATTCATTGAAGGTAATATTAAAATGTTCGGTGATAAGTTTCATCTTCTTGCACAACATGAAAAAGAACAAGTTGCATATCGTTCTCAGATATGTAAAGATGAGTGTATGAAATTGGGATATTGTGTATATTGTGGTTGTAATCTTCCAGGAAAACTATATGTGACTCAATCATGTAACGATGGAGAACGATTTCCAGACTTAATGTCACATACCGAATGGAAAAAATTTAAATCCGATAATAATATTATCCTGGAATAGTATTAAGTACTTTTGCTAATATTGTGATAGTCGCTCCTATTCCTAATACTACATCTGGTACTTCGAATAATATTGCAGTTGCTGCTTTCAATAATGTAAGTAGTGCAGATATCACTATATTTAAAAGTGATTGCAGTGAATGTTTAGCCTGTTTAGCAATAATCAATGCATATAATGGATTTGGTGCAACTGGCGGCACTCCTATAGCTGGCGGAAGTGCTATTGCTCCAATCGCAGCAGTTACATCTTCTGGTATCTGAGTAATTGCATCCTTTATTTTTTTATATTCTGTTTTAATTTCAGCGATCTTATCATTTACCATTGTTTCAATCTGCTTCTTATATGCCTCAACGAGTTCCTTAATCTGCTTCTTTGTTTCTGCTTTGGCTTCAGCTTTAGTCATTCCTTGGGCTTCAAGATCGGCCTCCTGTTTCTCAATTACAATAATATATTTATTAATCTCTTCGCTTTTATCTGCCATATTTTTAATAATCGGAGTTGGGTCCAATCCTGGAATACCTTCGCCTAAATCACCTAATGCCGCGATTAATGCTATTTGCTTTTCTAGTGCCATAATTAATTAGTTTTAGTTATTTTACTTAATATGCTAGCTGGTTGTATTGGAATAGTTGGTGGAGTAGTTGGACCAGATGGCGATCCATGAGTATGCGAATTAAATAATCCTATAAAAGTATCACCTTTTATTACTGATTCAAGTGCTCCTTTACTAAGTTCAATTTTTGGACTATCTACTATTACTTTATTCGTAGTTTCAAGTGTAATTAATTTATCTGGTGCAATATTAATTAAAGCTCCTTTTACAGATAAAGTAAGTCCTTTGCTTACGCTAAACCATATTTTTAATTCTTGATCTCCATCAAAAAGAATAAAGTGTGACCCTTCATATTCAGTATCAAGTTCATCCTTTATATCGTCAGCTAATTCATGAATAGCAAAATATTCAGGCGAATATGGATTACCGTTATCGAATCTAACTGCTACTATACTTCCTATTTTAGGAATTGATATTGATCCTGCCTTTCCATCTTGGCCAAAGTATACACTTTTATTCTTAGGATATGCCCATGGGATATCCTTAGATGGAATATCATCATGGATAGTTTGTACCTTTACTCTAGCTCTACCTTCCTTTCTGGGATCATCTATTAGCATAACAACTCCTAAGAATTGTTTATCTAATAGGTCATTAACATCCCTATTTGATATGTCATGATTTCTTTCGTGCATAATTACTTTTACTTATAAATATTTCCTAGGTTTCGAGCTGGTGGGTTATTAAAAGAGGCACCTAATGCAGGATTAACTAGCCCTCCGATTAATTGTAGTTTCTGTTGACCTTTTTGAATAGCCTGACTTATTGAATCTCCAACGACCGGTAGAAATGATGCTCCCTCTACTCCATTTTGAAGATTCGCAGCAGTATTCATTGCACTCCATGGATTTCTTCTAGATGATGTAACTCCATCATCAGTTAATTTACTACTATCATGATATTCACTCTCTTCTTCAAAATATCCAACTTTGATGCTGAAACTATTAGTATTTGCAGACTGTCCAGGAATAACTGACATCTTCGATCCACCTGCAAAACTACCTGAGAAATCAAATTCACACTGTCTACATTTAAATTTAATATATCCAAATTGTTTCATCGGATTTCCTTGATCTGCGCCTGGACTAATTGAACCTAGACCCGATGTTACCTCAGTAGCCAATCTATTCAGTCCACCAGTATTAATTCCCATTGCACTTGTCATATTACTAAATTGAGTAAGTGGTTCATACCTAATATTTCGAGCTTCAGCAATATAAATATCCATTGCAAACCATCTTAAATTATCTGGTACTCTTTCTCGCATACTTTGCTTATCGTATATTGCAGTTCTATATAAATTAGCAATTTCAGTTATCCTTAAATCAATTGCTTCAAGTGTATCAATTGTTAATACTGCTTCTGTACTTTTATTTCCACTTATCATATTAGTAGCACCTTTCCATAATGACGCTAATCCGGAAATTGACTGGAAATACCATGGGGCGTTAAATGTAAGATATTCAAGTATCGATTTAAACTTTACCAGATTTTCTTCCTTATCTTTGTGATGAATTGATCCTAAATAAGTTTGAGCGCTATTTGTATTATTTGCACCACCTTTCTCAAATAGAGGACTTGACCATAAACTATCAGATATAGCTGAATTTGTTTGTTCAAACCTAAAATCTATCGCAAAGCTTAAGTACGTAGGCTGATCATACGCATCCAATAAGTATCCTTTTCTAAAAGAATCTGTTTTTGCTTGTATTCCGTAAAAATTATGCATTTGCGTTAAATTTTATTTTACTTGGTGACCATTCTCGCCTAGCTAATATTAATTCTGTTATAAATTGATGTGGATCAGTAGGGTCAAACGTATATTTAGCTTCCTTTACATAATACCACCCACTAAGTTGAGTATCTGCTACTTCTTGGTCCAATGATTCACTTGTTGGATTAACATTATCACTACCTGTTGGACTAATATCTTTCTTTATTTTTTCAGCCATGAATTGAGTCATTATTACTGGAATAATTGATCCTCGGATAACTTGAAAATTTATTCCTTTTAATAGGACACGTAAGTTTATCTTGTCTAACTCTTTTAAATTATGCGCATTAAATACTCTAGCTGCATTCCAATGTTCATGAGTATTTCCATAATTAATATTCATCCACTTCTTATGTCCTATTTCATCTAACCCTTCATCATCTGGAATTAACATCGATGATTCAGATAGACCTGCAGTATTTAATGGAGTTGTATAAAAGTCTTTAAATTTACTCTTTTTACTCTCAAAGTGATCATAATAATAGATCTTTTTCTTATATCCTTCCGTTTTAAGAATTCCGCCCTGATCCGAAATAAGATTTGCCTCATAAATATAATTAGCCTTATTTGCACTGCTTTTAAAAGTAGTTAAATGATTTAAAAAAGTAGATTCAGATAGTGCATCTTTTAATGTACTATTCTTATTAGTTTGAGTCAACGAACCAGATAAAGTATCTGAACTGTTTGAAAAAGTTAAATCTGCTTCAATATTTTTCATCTGCTCATTTACATTAACAACAGTCATAATCATCTCTTTACTAATAAATCCTGAAAAAAATGAATCATCGTCTTGATAAGTATGATTCACAATTTCACGAATAAAATTAGATGGACTAGTATTAATATTAATCCAAGTCATTGTATCAGTTGGTGTAAATTCATTTTGTGCATAGCCTAAACCTAAGTCAGAACATACTTTTTTAATGGCATTTACCGAAGTCATATTAGGGTAACTCTTTGATACATTATTATATAATCGAGGGACAAATAATTCTCCTTTTACAATATATGTTGTATCTTGACTTAATGTAATATTTGGTCCTCTATTTGATAAAGGAATAGACTTTATACTAGTTATTAAATAGTCAGATCTTACTGGTTTTAATTTAGGATTACTATTATTTATGAAAACACTAATTAATAAATCTCTTTTTGGAAAATAACTTCCTGAAAATTCTCCAACATTATCAATAAAAGTTAGACTAATGGTTGGAATAAATCCCGACTCATCTATTACAAAATACTCAATAAAATTAACAACTTGTCCACCTATTTTGATAAACGGTTTTAATGCACCAGCAGTTTGTGAAAAATCAGGTGAAGATTCTGACTTTGTTGTAATTGCTGGAGTTGTCGCCTTTACTGAATTATCAAAATCATCTAATTTAATTAATTTAATAGATGGCTGAATATGAGTTTTTATTATCTGATTAAATGCCATATATTATAATTTAGTATTATTTTTTAATTGGCTTGCAATACGTGCTCTATTGATAGACTGATTACTATTAGTTGTACTCGTTTGAGTCATATCTCCTCCTAAGATAACTTTTCCATCCACTACTTTTACATTTTGTGCTCCAGATAAATTAACATTTGGCGGAACTACTTCAGATACTTTTGTTCTAATTGATTCTAATCTTTGTGCATCTTTTTTAGATTTAGGCTTAATCAGTGCAGATTCATTCTTCTTAGCAGGTTCAGTCCCTTTCTCAACTACTCTTGTCGGAGGAACGACTAATCTTTCTAATGAATTCGTAGATGGAGCAAATAATATTTCTCCGAAATCTAGTGAAAATGGGTTAGAGATTCCATTAAATTTTAAAATAACATCCCAATATTCTTGAGTAGCGTATAATTTCTCAGAAAGTACGTCAGGTCGCATTACTTCATCTTGATTTACAGCAGTGATACCATTAGTCATTCCCGATTTTCCAAAATTAAATGATGAGCTTATTAGATCAACTATTGATTCTCCAGTAGATATAATAAAATTGA